GTCCAATTAGCCAACCGCCAAGGTCGCCAAGTTCCCAGCGGCGGAACAGTTCTTGCCGGGAGCACCACTCGTAATCGCCAGGGAAGTTGTTGTCCAGGATTACGCCCCACTTCTCGTCGAGGTGGACGCAGAGGACCATGTGATCGATTCGCCCTGAGGGATTCTTCCGATCCTTGTATCGAGGCGAGTACCCGTACGTCATGCAGACCGGCCGGCCGGTCTTCAGGAACATGGCGAAGAGCTTCTCGTCGGCGGTCGTCGATTGCTGGTAGCGGATTCCGTTCGCCTTGACCGCGATCGCGGCGTCCACCTTCTTCGGCCACCCGCCGCCTGGGTACTGCGTCATATAGTCGAGGATGCCGATCAGGGGTTTGATGTTTTGGTATCGGGCGTCCATGTCGAGGGAGGCGAAGACGCACAGGCCGCTGTGATCGGTGCCGGCCTTGTTGCGAAGGTGCTCGGACATGGGGAGATCGACTCGGATGTGCCGCCCGTCGTGCTCGGGTCCGCCGAGGAAGTCCATCTCAGTATCGAGCGGCGTCGAACTGGGTGTCGGTCGAACAGGGGCCAAAGGACGCGGAAGTCGAAATTGACCCTCCGCGGAGGGCACGGCTAGGCCGAACCCGAGGACCAGAAGCAGAAACAGTTTCTTCACTTGATGTACTCTCCGATGTTAAAAGCGTTTTGTTTTGCGACCATTCCAGTTGACTCCGAGTCCCGCGGCTTCAGACTCCAAGTGCACGACCGCGATCTCGGGAAGCAGATGCCGATCCCGGCGATCCCACTGGAGGCCGAATTGCACATCCGTGCGGCAGGCATTGCCGTGCGACTCGGGATACCGGCGGATGCGGGAACCCCGCCATTCGTCCGCTGCGGAGTTCCAGAGCTGGAAGAATCCGATTGGTACGTACCCGGATTGATGGGCTGCCCAGCGACCGCCGACTGAGTACCCGCGAGGCAGGTCAACCGAGTGGTGGTGATGTTGGAGGTAATCGGATGCTTTGAACCGTTCCCATTGAGCTCGCGAGTGAATCATCACTCGGTCCACGCCGTAGATGCCCTGTGGGTCCAGGTCCGCGGACACTAGGTAGTGCCGCATCCGGTGCGGAAGGACGATGTCCGAATCGACATGGAGCCGCCAGCCGTTGGCTGAGGTGTGTTGGAGGCACCGTTCGATGAGCCGGCCCTTGTTGAATCCCCTCCGCCGGTGCTCGGTCGAGAGGATACACTGAACGTGGTGCTGGCGGCAGAGGTCTCGCGTCTCTTCGTCCTGGGGCGAGGTGCCTACGATGAGCCGGTCAACGACCGACAACATGTAGGGCATCGTCACGCGGAGGAAGTCAGCGTACCCGTCGCAGATCGTCACGCCCTCGATGTACATCGGGTGATGCGGCTCGGTCGGGCAGTTGTAGTCGTCGTGGCATTTCATACGGTGAACACTTCATCCATCTTTTGTAGCCAATAGGCTTGACGGTCCTCGGTGAAGGACCAGTTGATAATCGAGAGACCGAGGTTGCGGAATTCGTTCTGCAATGCGAGGGGAGAGATGACCTGGGCGAGGTGAGTCTGGGGCCCCACGGTCGGGCGGGCTGTCTCTAAGTGCAGCCAACCGTTCTTCACCACTGACTTCGTAAGCTCGACCAGGAGTTGTTTCCAGCCGGGGGTCTGCTCCAGCATCCCGCCAGCGATAACCGTCTCGTGCTGCCGGCCGAGGTTCCTCGCGAGGTACCCCAACGCCCCCCAGCCGACCCAAGCATCGACGTAGTCTGTCTTTTTCTCGAAGGGGGATTCCCACTTCACCGGGGCGACGACCGGGACGATCAGATTCGTGTCCGATCCGCAGTACAGGCAGCGGGCGTATGACTCACCCAGCATCCGTTCCGCGGTCTTGTTCGCACAGTTACGGCAGTAGATCATTTGAACGGAGGGATTTCGAGAGGGCCGATCCAAGAGCCGAACGGGGAATCCAAGCACACGTCGTTATCGGTCCCAGGGAAGAGAGCCCATAACGGCCCGCCGATCGATCCCTCGACCACCTCAACCGCGGAGTACGAAACCGTCGGCCCCGCGAGGAAGCACACGAAGTAGAAACCAGGAACGGTTGGCAGTTTACTTGACCACTCGCTCAAGTTTCACCTGTGCAGGGTTGATGATCTCGATGGTGTCGTTGTCGATGCGGATGAAGACTTCGCCCCACAGATTGATGAGCTCGCGGATTACCGAGTTGGTAAGAAGGTCGCCCTCCGGCGAACTGCCCCGGTCCTCGGGCTCGCCAGATAGTATGAGGCGGCTGTCACTCGGGATGCGGCGGTTTTCGTTAATCGGGAGACTCCGTGATAAGAGAGGTCGGAGCATTCGAAGATGACTGCGGTGTTCTCTTTGCCTGCGAAGCTCTTGAGCGGCTTACCGAACGGGTCGCAGAGGTCAAGGGTGCCGCCATCTGAGGGATTGCCGTCTTGGAGGAACAGGATCAGGTTCGCTCGACGCTCTAGGCCGGATGGATGGATTGCATAATCGAGGTGAGGAGCGAGGACACCACCAGGGAACATAACGTGGCAACCAGCACCGCGACGGGCAAGATCGCACCGAAGACCAGGAATTCCAGTGATCTCGTCAACAGGCAACGCAGCAAGAGCGTCAAGGAGTTTGTTCCACGGGTCCGGGAGACCGGCTTCCATCGTCCACTTGTGGAGCTCGGAATCGTTCTCGTACCGAATCCAGGTCGGGCTCAACACGCCGGGGACGCTTGCGACGGCGTCCCGCACGAGGCCGATGTCGAGCGCGTCCCAGAGGTACCAGTGATTGAAGGGCTCGGTGAATGATCCAATCTCCACTTACGCAGCTCCTTCAGGACGCCTTGGCAGTATTGCGGGTTGTAGATGTTGAGCTTCGGATTTTCGTGGAAGATGACGCCGGCACGCTCTTGCGGAAACCACGTGCCAGGAGCAGCTTCGGTTCCCCACCATTCTTGCGGGGGATTCCGCCACGGCTTCTCACGGAGCTTGTCGTTCCGAGCCCAGAAGAATGAGCCGGAGTAGTGCCAACGGGACGGGCAGCGGGCAAACCACCGGCCCACCTTCTTAAAGGTACCCGTCAAAGGATGAGAGCGTAGTGAGTGTTCTACGGTCGGCCAATAATCCAGGAGGGTTTCGTACATCATTTCCGTCCAGAAATGGACAGAAACGCCCGGATTCGTCGGGTGCCGGACCCCCTTCGCGTGGGCATAGAACGTGACGCCGGGCTCCTCGATCACCCGCTCCCAGAGGGGAACCCAGGAGATGACCTCCCTCTTGAAGGGGTCGTTCGGGAAGAGGAGATACTCGAACGAGTCGCCGAGGTGTTGCTTGACCGCGTCGGCGTCATCAGTCTTGTTGTCTACCGCGATCGCACAGATTCTTTTGCCGCTGAAGAGCGGGAGTCGCGGTACGAGCTGGTCGATGTTCCGCTGCCACGTCCCGGTTCCCCGCATCGGATAGACGTGGTAGAGGATGTGTCGGAGTCCGGGGCGGTACGCCGGGTCATCGGGGAGATCGACCGAATAATCGCCGCAGGTCTGGCAGTTGTGAGCCGCCCGCGGGTCGTTGATCCGGCACTCTCCGTGCAGGTCGCAGGCGAAGAGATGCTTGCCCCGGCAGTTCACCGCGTTCCCATTCACATCCACATGCGACTTCTTGAGCCCGAGATGCACGCACTCGTCATGCCGCAGCGGAAGGCGGATGCCTTTCCGCATTGGTTGCCGGTTAGGCGTGAACTTCATCGACTCGATCATGTCTTATAGACCGTGAAGTCGAGAGTGTAGTGTGACCCGAAAGTACCGTCCACGAGATTCACTTCATAGTCCCCAAGGATCGTATCGAAATCGCATTCATCGGAACAGGGTACGCTGAAGATGATAAATGCCCGACTGATAATGCCGGCGGGACACAAAGGGCAAGCGAAGTTAGGAGTAAAGCCGGCGGGGGACGTTCCGAACCGAAACTGTAGGGTGTATCGTAACCCATCGATGGGATCGCTACACGTACAATAGATGTAGGCGAACCATGTTGAGATATTCAATACACCACAAGCGTTGAAGAACTGATAATTAGCGAGGGCTCCGCCAGGGATTTTCGAAGGGAAGCTCGCAATCGCTGGTGGGATCACTCCTACAGTGTTCCCGCTTTCGCCATCGAGTTTGAACTCCGGGATTGCGGACGTGTCGAAGTCGATGAGGCAGTCCGGATTGTCGGTCGCTCGGATTCGGTTGAGTCGAACGTGGTACCGCGACATATCGAGCGGCGGACACCCGTTGCCGCAGTCAATGGGGTCCGGCGGCACGCAGCGACACTGGCACCCGCCATACCCGGAGCCTCCGCTCGTGTCGTAGATGTAGTTCGGAGGCGGGACGATAATCATCGGATTTCCACCCGTCCGATCGGATCGCCGTTCGCATTCACAACCACAAGGCACCCTTCGGTCGGTTCCGTGAAGCCGTCCACGCACTGGAAGAGGTTATCGATCGGCAACCCGCATACCGAATCGCACTGACCTGAACCGGACCCTCCGCTCGGGCAAGTTAGAGCCATTTGTCCGGTCGCCCACACGAACTCGTAGTGCGTGCCGCCGAGGGCTGGCGTCGCATACACGAGAGCGTTCTCGGGAACCGCGGTGTTGCCGTCCATCGCGAAGAGCGGAAAGTGTTCATCGAAGCGGAGCCCAGAGTTCAGGTCCTCAGACGCCGACATCCCGATTCGCGAGACCTGCTCGATCCCCGCGTAGTGGTTGAGCGGTTCGTATCCCGAGGAGTATGACGTGCTCGCGTGACCGGTGATTCGAACCCAGGCGGGGCGGCGAGCCACGTAGCGGAGATGGTATACGTCTCCATTCTTCACGATATCCAGCGGATACTCCGTCGAGAGCGTCGCCACCTGCTGGAGCTGGCGGATGATCTCCTGAATCGTCGGGTCGTCCCGACGCATCAATCCATGACCAGTGCTACCGATGGGGATCGAGGGCATCTTATGCGATCACGAAGAGGTCATTCAGGTTTGCCACGCCGTACGAAATCTTGTTCCCGATGTGGGTATCGTCGGAATTCGTCGCCCCAGGAACGAAGAACGGGGCGTCTCCGAGAGTCGGGGGAGGACCAGCTCCGGTGATCGGCTTGAGCGAGACTTCGTAAAATCCCGGCGTCGTGGCTCGGGCATTCAAATAGTAGTTCCAGACTTTCTGAGAGCCCGAGAATTTGAACAGGTACTCGACGGTCCAGCCGAAATCGCCAGTCGGGAGAACGATGCGGGTGAAAGAACCGCCGAGAAATAGCATCGACCAGGGGTTAAAGCCAAGGCGGACATCTTCCTTCGAGCCGAAGTTCGTCTGGTTCACTTTGCCCAGGCAGGCGTAGATCGCGTCCAGCGGCAGGGCGTCGTCCGGAATCTGGTGCCAGCGGAGGCGGATCGATGCCTCTCCGAGGATGGTCGAATAGTTTTGCGGGAAGGACTGATTGTCTTCCCCGCCGAGACCAGTCTGTCCTTTTGACCACGCCATCATACCCGTGACTGACGGCGGGGTGACGTACGAAGACTCAGGGGTCTCTTCGTACTCGACGTATCGATCTATCTCCGTCGCCCATCGAGGACCGAGACCGTTATAGTTCGCCGTGTCTTCGGGGGCCAGTTCACCGTCTTCGAGGATATGATATAGCGGCTTCTCGAATTCCAGCGGAAGGACGATTCCGCCATCGTACTCGTTGCCGCGGAGTCCGGAATCACTGTCCGGGGTGTCGAGGGAGATACCCTTGTTCTTTGTGGACCCGTAACTCGTGGCGACGAGGAACGGAAAGACTGGGTCCTGGTGCGGGAGGTACCGGGACAGAACACCCGGAGCCGTGCGGGTCGGATAGCCCAGGGCGTTCGGGATCGCTTGCTTGATGTCGCTCCACGTCTTCAACCAGAAGATGCGAGAGCTCTTCTGCATGAACCGATCACCACCGAAGGTGGGAGAAACCCCCTGGTGTTCGTCTTGCTCTCGAAAGTCCATTCCATCAAGGCCGCGGGCCATTATCCACCTCTAATTGCTTTCTCGACGGCTTCGATCTTAGCCGAAACGATCGCGATATTTTCCATCCACATGCGACGCTGGCGGACTTCCATCGGGCTCTCGAAGACTGCCATCTGGGTTTCCTTCGCGATGTCGAGGATATTCGAACCCATTTTCGGCTTCGCCCCAAGTCCCTGGATCATGTCCTGTAGGATCATCTTCTGGTTGCTGAGGGATTGTAGCTTTCCGCCAAATCGCTCTTGTCGTTCAGCAGCCGCTTCAGGGGATGGATCAATCTTTAGGCGGGCGTCCGCCTCCATGTCCCCAATCTTTTTCCCAGCTACGAGTCCGGCAATACCCATAGTTAGAGCACCGATAACCATCCCCGGCGGTCCGGCGATAGAGCCGATCGTAGCTCCAGCCAGGACGCCGGCTCCGCCATAGGCCCCTGCCACTTGATTCGCTCGATTACTATAGCTGCCGGGCGTGGCCTCCTTCCCTCCCATCTTGCCCTCTACCCAATCGGCCATATCTAGAAGAGCCCCACCGAAGCGAACGAGGGACGGAAGAACCATTCCGCCGATTGTTCCGGCGAGGATTTCAAGCGGCTTTGTGACGACGCTCATACCCGTGGGGGATGCGGCTCCTCCAGCACCGATTGCGGCGGCGGCTCCAGCACCGATCGCTAGTCCCGGAAGCCCTGCGGCCATACCGAGGCCAGTCATGCTGCCGAGGGCGTAGCCGACACGGGCTCCGGCGGATCGATTACCCATCAACGCCGCCGGCACCGAGGCGAGCGGGAGTCGGCCAAGGCCCTTCGCACGTGAACCCCCCGCTCGCCCTCCACCAACTCCACCACCGGATCGAGGCATACCGTCCGAGCCGGTGCCGCCGTACGCGAGCTGTTCCCAGGCGTCGAGGGCTTTCGCCTTCACCGCTGCGGCTGATGCCGCTCGGCGTTCCATGATCGCGACCGACCGACGACGGGCGATCTCCACATCGCGGGGAGTCGCCATGCCGCTGTTCTTCAACGCGGCTTGATACGCTCGATGGGCGGACTTCTTTTCCGCGGCAGCTCGGCGTTCCTCAGCCGCGGCCTTCTTTGCTCCCTCACGCCGCTCTTTCGAAAGGTCCTTCTCTAACGCGAGCAGCTGCTTGAGTTCGTTGGTGACCTCGCGATACCCCTTGACGATATCCGACGGGTTCGCGTTCGGGCCTTTGCTCGCGACGTCCCCGAGGCCGACGTTCGTCGCCATCTGGCGACTGGCGATCATGTCGCTAAGGAGCTTCAGTAGTTCGTCTGCACCGTCACTCATTTGTTCAACTTTGCATCACGTTCGCGGACATACCACATGGGGACCCGGATGACTTGAGCCGCGAGCTTCTTCCAGGTCGGCCCGTCTGGGAATTCACCCTTCGGGGAGTCGATCTCAATCCGGCCTTCTCTGTCTCGGGGTCGGAAGTACAACTTCCGGACCTGGAATAAAGTGAGCCGTTTCGCCCGATCAACATCAAGAGAAAACGGCTCGTTGCAAAGAAGTGCAATGATCTCTGAGAGGTTCACTGACTTACTTCATCGTTCTCGTGCAAGGCTTTCGCAACTTCCTTCGTCTGGTTGTGGACAAACTCGTGAATTTGCTTCTCGCTCACGTTCGGGTGAGTCTTAGCCAAAGCGATCGCGAGGAGCTTCTCCATCCCGCGGTAGGACATCGAGGCCTCACCGTAGGCGTCCGATCCGTATGACAGCTTCTCGCTCGCGATCAGGCGGATGCAATTCTGCGAGTGGCGGTCGAACTCTTCGGGGGTGATCCACTTGAGGACGTACGCCCGGCGAACCGCGGACCACGCATTCTCTTGGAGCCAGTTCTCGAAGTTCCCGTAGTCCTCGATCGTGAACGGAGCCAGCTTGTATGCCGTCTCGCCGATTTGGAGGGTGACCGTCGACTGACCGAGAGTTTTCTGTAGTTCACTCATGGGCACAACGTGGGGTCATCGTTTTCGTGGAAAGCGTAATTGCCGCCAGTTGCCTTCGCAGTCATCCGGATCGAGGCGAGGCCGCGAACGTCTAGCGATTCGCCGGCATCTTGCACGATCGCTCCGCAGATTCTCCAGAAGTGGGCGGAGACCGGGTCCACGTACAGGAAGACTGAGGCGAGGATCGTACCGACGACGAAGTCGGTTGCGAAGGGCGAGGAGCCTACGTCGTGGTCTAGCTCGACGGTGAAGTCCATATCGGCGACGCCGGCAATGTACTGACCGTACCCGCCGACCGGAACCGACGGGTCATCGATGCCACCCCCTCCGCCGTTGGTGACGTCGAGGATAGCGGAGGGCAAGTCAAGCGACCAGTGCTTGATCTTGTAGGTGTCGGAGCCGATCACCAGCTTGCCCAACTTGCCGGATTGGAAACCGAGTGACATTAGGTGCTCGGGGCAGTCCAGGCGGTTCCGCCGGAGTCAACACTCGCTCGTCCGTGGAGCGTGATGCTCACGAGGCCGCGGACGTCCAGGGAGTTCGTCACAGATTCGACGATGCCGTTGACGGTCCAATTCGGAGCCCCAACGCCATCGACGTAGAAGATTGCTTGGAGGAGGAGTCCCTGGACGAACTTGGTTCCGAAGGGATTGGTGCCGACGTCGTAGTCGAGTTCAGCCGAGAAGTCGAGGTCGGACACGCCAGCGATGTACTCGCCGAATCCGTTCGAGTTCCCGTTCGTCACGTCTTGGATTTGATTCTTCGGCTCGACGCTCCACCGCTTGACCTTGAAGGTCGTCCCACCGAGGGAGAGTCGCCCATTCTTACCGGATTTGAAACTCATTGTGAGCGAGGCTCCGTGGACTTAAAGATCAGAGTTAGCTGGGAGGCGTCGATGTTCGTTCCGAACATGAATGGATCGAAGAGGCGAGAGAGGAAGACCCGAACATCGATCACAGACGAGACGCCGGTCAGCGTGGTTTTGTGAAACTTGAGGCGGACAGCTTCGCGGGCATCGAGCAGGCTATTTGTTGCGGATACGTCGACCACGCCATCGCCGGCCTGGGCGAAGGTCACATGGACTGGGTAGTCGATGTTTTCCGTGTTTTCCGTGTACTCTTCCGCGACGATTTCGGCGGACGGCGAGATAATGACGATGCCCGAGCCGTCGTCAAAGTCGGTTCGTACGATGTGAGGCCGCTTGCGAATCGCGGTTTTGGAGAACCCATCGAGGGCGAGCCCATCGACGCCATTTTGGACTGCGGCGAGAATGTCACGGTAGACGCTCATTAGGGCCAGTTGGCTTCGAGGAGTTCAACGCAGAAGGCCCGGTATCGGATGCCGGCGGTCTGGGTCTGGATCGTCCAGATTTCCCACTTCTGTCCGGACTCGTCCACGATTCGGTCGCGGGGCTTCGCGTCGTGGGAAATGTCCGTCACGATCCAGTGGAAGACTGCGGTTCGCCGGCCGGCACCGAATTGCCCAACATCGGATTCCATCGCGGTCTCGCCGCGGGTCTGGAGTCCATCCACCGTCTCGGGCAGGTAAAAGTCGCCACTTTCGCCGTCCCGAGAATAGAAGTCGATCTGCTCGATGAAGTCGAAGCTGCGGAAGTCCGCAATCATCTCGTCACGGGGCAGCATTGGTCCTGATCTCGTACGGCTCGCACTGTTGGATCAGTGCGTTGAGTTGACCGAGGGCGTTAAACTTCCAGGCGATCCAGCGTTCCTTGCTCACGGATTGCCCGTCGATCGAGTAGGAACCCAAACGACCTAGGGCAGACGCCGCTAGGTCGTTGAGGATATCTGCCTGTAAAGCCTTTAGAGCTTCGCAGTCCATGAGGATTAGGTGTTGTACAAGAGGGCCACGTAACGCGGATCGTACACGCCCATCGAACCCCACTCACGAGCCTTGACTTGGAGCACGATGTCCTTCTCGAACTCTTCCGGAGCCAGCGGCGGAGCCACGAAGCTCTGGAACGGAGCGGCTTGACGCCAGATGAAGGCCTTCGGGAAGTTGCCGAGGAGCCAGTATTCACGAGCCTGGGTCGCGGTTAGTCCGCCACCAACCAGATCGTTGCCGGCCGGGGTCGCCGAGCTCGTCAAGAGGTTGTAACCCCAACGGGTTGCGAGTACCGGGTAATCGTTCTCCCGCTGATCCTGGGCATACGTCGCGATCGTGGTCGAAGCCCCGTCGCCAGTACGAATCCCACTGGAGTTCATCACACGCCGCATCTTGCGGTAGTTGAACGGCATCACGAGCAAGGCGGTCGGCTGAACGCGGATCGGCTTGCTGAGGACCGGGTCCTTCATTTCGGCGAGCAACTGCTCGGCGATGTTGATCGTATCGTCGTCAACCAGCGGCTTGCCGGACAGCTTGTTGATATACGGCGTGGTCGCTTGGTACGTCGCAGCCGCAGTCGTGGAGTTGAACTTGTACGAATCCACGAGGCCGAGCACGGTCTGGAGGATCATTTCCTCCTTAATCATGCGGACCCGTTCGCCGACGCTCTGGGCCGCTTCGCGGGCCTGGAGGGTATGATCGCTGAAGATCATTTCCATCGTCACTTGGACGATTTCACCGAACTTCTTGATCGCCGGCAGGATGACGAATTGCTCGCCGAAGCTCGTACGCGGGTAGGGCTGACCCTGGTTCACGTACGGGGGAGCGTCGACAGCCTTCGAGAGGTAAGGAATCTTTTCCTCACCGAGGTTCTTGTTCGTCACCGGCATGACGCGGCAGAGCTTGTCGCCGACGAAATCGGCCGACTCGTACATCTGCTTGATCTCTTGGAAGAGAATCTGACCGGTGATGTTCGCGAACATCGAGGAATCGACAGCGTCACCGCCGCCGGTTTCCGGGAAGTACGAACCGATCTCATGCTCGCCCGGCGGAAGAATCATCCGGTTCCGAGCGGGTTGGGTCTGGAAGTTGGCGGGCAACAGGGCGTCGGCCGTCTCGCGGAGCGAGAAGTCGGCGTCCGTGATTTCGCCCTTCGCCAGAGCCTCGGAGAACACTCCGTAGGTGTGGCGGGAGCCGTGCAATTCGGCTTGCGAGCGGAGATACTTGCCAAGAGTCGGCATTGTTGATCCTTAGTAGATGGTCCGGGCGTCCGGGATAATGTTCGACAACATCTTGAGCCGGACTCGCGTCACCGCGTTTTGCTTGCGAACGGCGACGCCAACGCAGGCGTTCTTGACCGTAACCTTCGCAACGGCGTTACTGACAAGGTTGTTGCCTGAAGCCTTGGCAGCACCGGCGAGGTCGCCGAGATTCCAAGAGGTCGCGGCACAATCGAATTCCCAAATGCCGGACGTATCGACCCGCACTTCGTTATCGACAGAGTTGCCGAAGATTCGGACGATGTTCGCAGCCTTCGTCTGTTCGGAGACGCCGAGGAACTTCGAGGCGAAGTTCTCTTGCGTGGTCAGGAGGTCGTTGACCCACGTCTCGTCTTCTGCACGCACTAGCGTGCCGGCGAGCATGGCGACGAGGTCACCGGCGGTAACCGCCTGTGCCGTAGCGATCGGAGCATCGACCGGTTCGTCGGGCTTGAAAATCTGTTGAGCAGCGGCCATTAGTTACCCTTTCGGTAGCCCTTGACGAAGTCGTCAGCGGTCGGCTTGACGTCCGCCCCACCGGAGACCGGCGGCTTGGCAGTCTGAGCGAGACCGATCTTTCGGTCGTTGATGTGCTTGGCCCAATCCGCCTCGGGACGATCCGCGAGACTTTCGACGAAGATTTGGGTGATTGCGGGTTCCGGGAGACGAGCGGCTTGGCAGGCGGTCTTCGCCTTCGTGACCAGCTCCAGGCGAGCGTCCTTGGCGAGCCGTTCGTTGTAGGCTTCGGCCACGATTCGAACTCGCGGGTCCGCGGAGGTTTGAAGTTCCGCGAGGGCCGCATTAACGTCGCCGGTAAACTCGGCGGGCGGCTGCAACGCGGCGGTCAGCTTCGTCTTGATTTCATCGAGAGCGGTCTCGGGGAAGAGACTCAGGAGATATTCCCCGGCTTCCAGCTTCGGGTCCATTTCGATAAGACTTTCGTAAAGAGTGGCGTTGGTCCCGCCGGTTCCGACCGCATCGACCGAAATGACTTGGTCGATCTTTAGGACCGTGACGGTTCCGTCTTTCTCGTGACGGGATGGACCGCCCGCGAGGTGAGAGAGGACAATCGCATCCGGGTGGTTTTCAGCCCACCAGAGGAATTGTTCAGTGAAGGGGTGCTTCGGATTGCAAACGAGCTTATCGGCGTAGAGGCCATCGGCCTTTTTAGTCACGCCAACCAACCGGGCAAAGCGAGAAAAAACGCTGCGATTGGCTTGTACCCGATTGGCCGGCAGTCCGCCAGGAGGTGCTGAGTACGCTTCCGGGAAGTGATCCGCATTTACGAACTTTCCTTCGTAAAGCGATGCGTCAACACCTTCAGGGACGTAAGTCCGGCGGTTGCGGGACTTCCATCCGAGGATTTTGACATTGCGGACTATGCTGTTGGCCGAATCGACCTTGATGTGCTCGGTCTGGCCTGCATAGTCCTCGCGGAAGATAGCGGACGAGGACATGAGTGCTATAATACAGTACGGCGTTTTTGGTCGTTTTGGGGACGGGAAAAGAAAAATTTCCCTAAATACTTACTGGAGAAGGAATTGGGCCATTAAAAGGGCCAGTTCGTCCTCGTCCTCGACGTATCCCGGCTGGACAAAGACGCTCGGCCACTCGTCGGAACCCGGGTGCCCGCTTTGCGGCATGGTGCCGGTCGCCGCGAGGGTAAGGCCCCCGAGGGTCACGTCGAGTGAGCCCGAGGTCGAGATTTGCCCGATGCCGGTCGCCGTGATGCCGAGCGAGGCGAGGGTCTGGGCGACGACGGCTTGGAGGCTGAGAGCCCCGGTGCCCGCGAGGGTCGCGGCATCGAGGGTCTTGGCGAGGGCCGCTTGGAGGGCGAGTTGCCCGGTCGCCGTGGACGAGAGGGCCGCGAGGGTTGCACCGAGGGTGCCGGATAGAGCGAGGGTTCCGGTCGCCGTGGAGGTAAGCGATCCGAGTGTGTCGGAGGCCGTGCCGGCGATGGCGAGTTGCCCGGTCGCCGCGGAAGTCAACGCCCCGAGAGTCGGGGTCGCGGTGCCCGCAATGGCGAGAGTCCCGGTTGCCGCCGAGGTCAGGCTGCCGAGTGTCGAGGACAGTACCCCTTCACGGGATACTGCGTCGATGAGGTCTCCGTCGAACCAGCCTTTGATGTTCATCCGAAGGTCACATCAAACCAGGATTTGTTATCTAGGTCCGGGTCCCAGAGTCCGAGGGTGCCGACGATTGCGGCACTTGCCGTGGTAATCGTGAAATCGTTATGCAAAGCCGACGGGTCGTACCGTCCATAGAGTCCGTGCGAATCACCCGTGACAAGCGATGAATCTGTCAAGTTGGCCTTTAGTGATGCCCCGAAATAGACTTTGATGGCCGTGCCCTGTAGATCGAATGTCATCGTCCCATCGGACCACGCATCCGCGTTGTCGTAGATTGCGGTTGCTACGCCAGCCACGACGCTGTAGACGATGAGTTCGGGAACATTGGGACGCACTCGTGACCAATAGAAATTCGAGCCGCCTGTAACTCGCCCAATGAGTCCGAAGTTAGTTGCAGTCGTGGCTGTGATGGTGTCGATAACGGTCGCGTTCGGTGAGCCTGCATCGAGAGCAACAAACTCCTGAAATGATTGAGTTACGTCGTACCCCTGATTGCTGCTAATGCCCCAAGTTCCAGAAATAACCACCCAATCGCTGCCACCGTCGCTCGGCGAGTTGATGCTCGTATTGCTGTCCGCACGGTTAAAATTGTCGAAGCGACTCATTAGAACGCCCCTAGAAGATTAACGGGCGTCGTCCACTGGTCCGCGAGTGCCTTGAGAATCTGTCGGATAGTCGAAGCGCCGCTTAGACTGCTGGTGTCGAAGTTGAATGACTGAGCCATCGCCAATAGTTTTGACCGTACCTCACTCGGCAAGGCGTTGAATGTTGTATCCAGAGTCACGCCACTTCCGAGCAATCGTGCGGCACCAAGTCCCATGAGTCGCTGATAGAGTTGCGTGATTCGCAGCACGGTTTGGAGGACGGTTTGATAGGTCATCCCAGCCGTGACCCAGCCCGCCGGAATGCCGATGCCTTCAATCTTGGATTGCACCGTCGCCAATGCCCCAGCCCTGACCGTGTTCGTGAGCGCCGGTATCTTCGTGCAAGTGGAGTCAGCCACGATTGTCGAGTCCACGGCCGGGGCTATATCCTCAACTGCCATGATGCAGAAGGGTTCTCGCCCCACTCGCATGACTACCCGCTTCGAGGGCGAGGCGGCATCCCAATACGCAGCACGGGCCGGATCGTCGATCGTTCCGGCTCCGGTTAGCGGCATGAGATAGATCGTGACTGCCATTAGATCGTCAGGACGCCGGGTTTATTTGGACCTGTCAGCTCCCAAGCCGCGATATGCTCCCGGATCATGTTGATCTTACCGGGGCCGTCGAGCATATAGTTGTGCTTGAGATACAGATCGTTCGGGATACCGAGCTTCTCTTGCAACTTCACCATACTGGTGAACTTCAGCCCGTACTTGGCGATGTTCCGGCTGAGAACGTAGTCATCGATGAGGTGCTCGGCCTTCATGCCGAGGTTCGTCTCTCGGACCGTGGGATGAATGTTCGCCAGGGCCTCGGGGAGGGTCAGGTCGTCCAGCGGCTTCCAGAGGTCGAGGCACCAGTCGCTTGCGACGGCGAGCCAGTTTCCGGAGCCGATGTGCCGGCCGTCCCGGCGGAAATACTTGTCGTAGGTCCAGCGGTTGCTCGCCATATCCGCACCCCAATGAAGGACCGTGTCCTTCGAGAGGGTCTCGGTCAGGTCGAACATATCCGGGTGAACGAGCGTGTCGGCGTCGAAGTAGATCGACCATTCGAACGGTTTGCCGAGCTCGTGAATTTGCAGCTTCTCGTAAGTCACCGGCATATCCGGGAACTTGCGATCCTTGATGACGATGAACTCGGCCCCGATCTTGTCGGCGTACCGCCGGAGGTACGGGAACGTGAGCCCCGTGATCTCCGGAGAGTAGTCGTTGACGTTGAGGGTGAAGAGGGCTTTACGTGAACTCATCGACAATGATGACTCCTTGCCCGCCGGCACCGCCGGTCGCGTTCGCCGCACCGACTGTCACAGCACCCGCACCACCGCTACCAAAGTTCACACCAGCCGCACCATTGCCGTTCGCGTTGCTGCTCGGTCCACCGCCCGCCATGAGGGAGGCCCCGCCGGCACCGGACCAGCCGATTGTGACGCTGACCGAGAAGCCGTTATCGCCGGCCACGCCGCTCGCATTGAGGTCGCCACTGGTAGACTGCGAAGGCCGAGCTCCGCCAAGCCGGGTCGTTGTGGCACCGGCCGCGGGAGCCGCCGCACCGCCGGGTCCGCCGTTGGCGACCACGTTGGTTGCACCGACCACGAAGAAAGTGTTGGTTCCTTGGTTGCCGGCATTAGCTCCATTGATGCCGCCGGCCCCGCCCGCACCGATTTGGTAGGTGTATGCCGTGTTCGGCGTGACGACGAAGGTCTTCTCGGCGTATCCGCCAGAGGCCCCGCCGCCAGCACAGGAGATATTACCCGCGTTGCTCGTCGCACCACCGCCCGCCCCGCCGGCCCCGAGGAGCCGAACGAAGATCGTGTTGGTCGTCAGGCCGGTCGTGAACGAGGTTCCCGAGGTCAGGACCGTCCGCTTGACGAAGAGGCCAGACGGGTTGACGATCCCCTTCGGGATTCCGTTCGCGGTGTACGGCGTCCAGACGCCCTTGTCATCCATGACGACCGATTCGCCGGGCTGGAGGGTGCCAGACCACAGCTTCTCGGCAGTCGTCCCGTCATAGTGCTCGACGTAGACGAGGTTCGAAACCGTCGCGTGGACGTTGAAGATCGTCAAGTTCTTGACGTTCCGGGCGGTCGAGCTCGCGGGAGAGGCAACGACCGTAGTGTTGCCGGTGCCGGAGATCGAGGCCGTGTCGGTACTGCCGGGCGTGACGGCCCAGGACAATACGTCGAGCCAGGAGGCATGGACCCGGATGTCGCCCGAGGACGCGGTATTAACGCGGACGAGGGACGACGTGGAAGTCAAAAGCAACATTATACATTACCGTCAGTGAGAGTGAAGGCGGTTACGGTGAACGACTGGCCGGCTGCGAAGGACGTATTGTCCACCGTCATATCGCCGCCGCCCCCGGTCGCGGTGACCGTGCCCTGGGCTCCGCAGGTCGTGCCGTCGCTGGCATATAGTCGCCAGTATCCGGCGGTGCCGGTGTTATCGGCCGAGGTGTCCTGCCACGTGCCGGACTTGGCCTTCGAGCCGCTCGACGCCGCCGCCATCCAGTCGGACGGGAGGGAGAGCGTCGCTAGGGTCGTGCCGCTATCGGCCGCGGCACAGTTGGCCGGCGGAGAACCGGTGAAGATTTTCAGGACCGCGGACACCCCGATCTGCGTTTCAATCGCATCGAGTCGGGCATTGCGGACTGCTACAGAGAGTTGGACGCTCATTCTACTTCCTCAAGGCCTTCGGGTCGGCCTGTCTTCTTGTCTCGGACGATTCGGACCTTCCGGGGCTTTCGCTCCGGAGCCGGCTCGGCCGGCATGACTTTGACTTGGGCTGGCGGAACCACTACAGACGGAGCCTGTGGGATCACGATCGGCGGGACGATGACGTCCCCCGCGGTGAAGTTCACCGGAGCGGCCGGCGGAATTTCGATGGCCGGGATGTTGATGACTTCCTTGTGCTCATGGTTGTGGATATGCTGGGCCGGCGGCATTCCCTTGAGCCCTTCCGCCACGCCGCTCGCGATCGACGCTCCCACGTTCTCGGGTAGGTGGATGTGCGTCCCGGAGTCGTGCGAGGCCTGGGATTCCGACATAACTCGTACGGTGAGCATACCTTCGAGCTTGGCGATCTGTTCGCGGAGTGCCGCGAGCTCTTGTCGATCCATTTCGTCGGCTCCGATCGCTACGTCCGGATCGTCCGGGCTGAAGGAATCGTCGAGGGTATCCGGTAGCGATTCACTAACTTTCGAATAGTTCCGGGCAACCGCTTGGCGGGTTTGCACCTGCCCCGGTTGGATCGGCTTCTCGCCCTGGATCGGTTGGTCGGCAGTCGGAGGCGGAGCTAGGTCGTCCGCCCGGATCATCTTGTCTTCCTCTTCGCCGTCGAGGCCGATCTCGTGCTGGATCGTCCGGCGGCTCTTCACCTTCATATCCGCGTACACCTTGTTCATCGAGGCTTCGCGGTCTCCATCGCGGCTATTCAGCGACGGTGCTTCGACGACGATCTTGATCTTTTCCTTGACCTCAGCCGGGAGGATGCCGGCCTCGATCGCGTTCTCTATCGCACGCCAGATGATCGACTTCTTGACGCCGTAGCGACCTTGGCCCCACTTCCGGCGGAGCAGGTCCTGCCGCTGGCCGAACATCTTCGTGGCCGAGGACTCGGCGACGAACGAGGACGAGTAGTTCGAGTTGCTCGCGTCCGCGGAGAACATCCACTCCGGCATATTGAGGCGAGCCGCACAGGCCCGGAGCTCGGCCTGGAGGACGAGGATGAACTCGGCCGCACCGCTGTTCGAGTGCGGGAACTCGTACTTGATCGATTTGCCGGCATTAAGGATTGTGCCCGGCCGGACACGCTCGAACGACAGCTGCACGTTCGTGAACGGGTCCGTCGCAGTCATTTCCTTCTGGCCATCAACGAAGGTCTGGGCCGCGGACTTCTGTGTTCCCTCGAAGTAGCGGATCATGGCGATGCCCGCTCGGGTCTTCGCCATCATCGACATATTCGTGAGCAGGCCTTCCGCTCGGCGGAGGTTCTGTTCGATCGGATAGAAAGTGGGCACCCCTCGCTTCGCCGTAGATCGACTATTCAATTTGATATGGACGATCTCAGACTCGGGGACGCTGACAGGGGTGTACGATTGCATCGGGGCCTCGATGACCCAATAGTTGAGAATCGTCTCAACGTCATTAGGCTCGGTCTCGATACCGAAGGAGAACTTCGGATCGGTGACGCCGCCAAGGCTTCGGATAAGTTCGGGCTCGACGAAGCGGAGCAAGGTCATCCCGTCATCCCGCTTGAATAGGCGGATGAACGCTTCGCCATCAACGTCGGCTCGCTGACTCGACTCGGCTTCGCGTTCCGGGAGGTCGTTCGCTTCGGAGAATAGGTCGATGAACTTCTGGACGTCCTTGACCAGCGGGTCCTTCTTGTACGTCATGTCGCGGTCGTCCGAGTCCGCGAGGCGGGCGGAATACTTGAACCCCGTGCCGACCGTGAAGTTGCGGAGGTTGTCGACGCCGCAGATTGCGAACTCGTTCGAGCTGCACAAGGCCCGCGAGCGATCTCGCAATAATTTTAGGGCGTTCTCATCTAGGTAGTAGGGCAGGGCCTCGCCGCGTTTGGTATTATCTCGATACGTGGGAGGCGGGAAACCAAAGAAGGGTGCTGGTCCGTAGAAACTGGCGTCATCCCACCAGTCCCGGAAGTCTACCCCTAGCTGGTTGAAATCAATTGACATGAGTTCGACTCTGGTATTCGGCTACGTGTCTGCACATCTTGATGAAATACTCGTCTGAGTGAGAGGATTTCATTCGATTCAAATCCTTGTGAATCCATTGGAGGTTCCCATCTTCATAGCCCCTAAAGGAATCAATGCGATCCAAGGACGCCGTAGTGCCTCTTCGATAGTGTTCCGCCGAAGTGGATGCTATAGTGATGGGAAGTCCACTAAGAGCACAGCGGTGATTTTGATCCGTTAGTAGCTTGAATACATACTCCTTGGTGACTTGGACTGAAAGGTTTCGTTTGGCGGCGGAGCCTAGGATTTGTTTCCACATCCGGGATTCTGGGGTTCTCTCGCAAGAGGAGTGATAGCACGCACTGCATCTCGTAGAGGCCCCGGAGAATAGGTTCGCTCGTTGGATTTCCGCTAGGGTGCCACAGATGCACCGAACTCGGATGAGGTTCGTGCCTCGGAGATATTTAACGACTGTCCAATCGGCGATCCGATCGCCAGGACGATATTTTCGTAGCTCGGCCGCTCTATCCCCAGTGGGCATTGATTACTTTCCGCAATTACAATTCGGGCAGGTGCAGGAGTCTTTGCAAACGCCGGAGCAGCAGCACCAGCCATCTTTCTTGCAATGACAATCGTTGCAATGTCCGCCCCGGAAGTAAAACGCCGCGGCGATCAGTGAGCCAATAAGAGCAAGTGCAAGCAGCAAGCGAGTCATATGGAGAGGGCCTTTGTGACGGATTCGACGACCCGGATGAGTTCTGTTCGGACGAGCCAGAGGTCGTTGGCGTCTCCGAGGTCCCCGATCGCTTCGAGGGAGTAGATTCTAATGCGGTCGAGGGCTTCGCGGGAGTGCAAGGCCGCATTGATCTCTCGGTCGAAGAGAGGGTAGAACCGACGAAGACGTTTCAGCGTCGAGACGAGATCGTCGTGCTCGATCATGTACCGCTCGCGAAGAGGGCGACAATCGTCATGATGATCTGGAGGATCAGTTCCTTGTGAGCCCAGAGCCAGTCGAGAATCGGGTGAGCGGTGCCGCTCCCGGATTCCTGCACCGGCACTTCGGCCGCGATCCGCGTGTGGGCCTGCGAGAGCATCGCCGGGTTATCCAGGACTTGCTGGATCGCAGCGGCTTTCTCGGGGTTGTGTCTCTTAAGACGTTCGAGCGTCTTCACGATGTGGTTGCGTCTAATCATTGATGACCGTCCAGTTGCCGTTGTAGACTTGAACATTCGAGCAGTTGTACGCAATGCCCGAAGTTTCACCTAAGTCGGAGCCGAGAACGAGGGAAGGGGATTTGATGTTTTGCAGATAGACGTCGTGCCCGATCTGTATGTTGACCGGGACGTCGGAGCTGATGTTAGTAAGCCGCATCCGGTCGCCTTGGAAGTACATTCCGCCGGCATTGTTGTTGCCCGTGAAGCCATCGATGTAGAGGTCATTGACGGGCAGACCGATTGCTTGCGAGGTCGAGTTCTGTATCTTGCAGTTGATGAACGTCAGTCTCTCACATTGCGTGGTCGAGCCGAGGGGTTGGGCGGAGCCGCCGAAGGTGCAGTTGTAGAAGCGGCAGTTGAAGCAGCACTCTTCGAAGTGGCAGTCCGGGAAGTGGCAGTTGACGAACACGAAGTCGTGGCAGGAGTTCAGGGCCAGATTGTGGAAAGTGCTGTCTTTGTAGGTGTGAAAGGAACAGTTCGCGTACGCCGCGACGCCGGTAGTCGTGAGAGCACGGCTGTCCCAATTGATACTGTATTTCACGAACATGGATTCGAGAACGCCGACGGACGGGGCGAGCACCGTCGTGTTTCGAAACCGCACACCGGTGACCGGCGTGGCCACCGCGAGGACAGCGTTCGAGTAGTCCCGGAAGACGGGGTGCTGGAGAAGAATCTTCCCGTTGCCAAATTGAGCGACGACTCGGTTCCACTCGTCCCGGCCTTCGTTGGCGACAACCGCTCCGTCAGTGAGCAGGACGTCGGAGCCGGAGGGGATTGGGGTCGTGACGGTGAGGAGTTTCGTTCCCTGGGCGACCGCTCCGACGATCTGTCCGCTTGCGAACCATTTCCCGGCGGTGAGGCGGTTGTCGAGAACCGCTCCGCTCACGATCATGTTCGAGCCGCTCTTCGAGACGACGGTTGTCAGGGTGTTGAGCTGACCGACGCTGTCGAAGAAGCCGTCGAGGCGGAAGAGGAAGAGCGGACTCCCGATGGCATAATTCGCAAGGGCCGCGGGATCGGCGAAGGTGACTTGGTGGGCTCCAGTCACGGTGAGGGAGTCGAAGTATCCGAGCCCGCCGCCGACCGTGAGGACGGACCGGCCGACCGGGTCCTCAGTATTCTGGACCGTTCGATTGGCGATCAGATCGCCGCTATGTGGGAGGAGCGGTTGCATTAGGCTTTGGTTAGTCGCCCGCCCGCGGTTCGAGTGGTAAAGCCGACGCTGGTGATTCGGAGATGCCTATCATCGATTGCCGTCATGTCCCCGCCGCCCATGTCGTAGCCTCCGTCGTACGTCCCGGTGCCGGAGATGACGACGGCGTCGCCGTATCCCGCGAGACCGTGCGGCATACTCGTCTCGATCTTAGGGTTACCCGACCCATCGTTCGTGATCTGAACGATGAGAATCGGGTCCGCATAGTACATGAGGGGGAGGTCCATGTTAGCTCTGGTAGATGCCCCCGTAGATCGTGCGAGCGGCACCTTCGGTCCCACCGGACTTGACGCGGATGTATCGGAGGCCGAGGAAGTATTGCCACGTCAGTGCGGTGTACGAGTTCGTGGTGACCGTGACGGAGTACGCCGTGCCATCGTCCTTCACGACACCGAAGAAGTTCGTGCCGTCGTAGGACGCTTCGAAGGTGACCGTGGTCCCGGTCATCGCGGCGGGGAAGTATAGGCCGGCGAGCTGCCCGTGCAGGTCGTGGGAGTTGGAGGCCGAGGACCCGCTCGGGATCGTGAAGACCGGATTCGAAATGCGATTCATTAGTGTTTCCTAGCGATGAGGACTTGGCCGGCTTGGACGTCCGTCCATCGCCGGGATTCGATGATCTGAAAGCCGCGTTTGCTGATTTCTGCTTCGAGGATGCCGGGAGCGAAGATTTGCAGATGGTCTTCTTGGTAGATGTTCGGGTGCATTTCGCTCGGCATCGGCGTCTGCACTTGCAGGAGCCCGTGAGGTTTCACAGCTCGGGTGAGCTCGGTCAGGAACTCGGGCCAGTTCTCGACGTGTTCGATAACTTCGCGGCAGAGCAAAGCGTCGACTTGCGGGACGAAGGAGGCGTTGAACGCGGGGGCTACAGTGATGGGGAACCGTCCCCGGGCGACTGCGGGATTGATGTCGAACCCATGCGGATGCCAGCCTCGCTCGTGCATACCGAAGACCGCGGCTCCGTCCGCACAACCCACGTCGAGGAAGGATCGACCGGTGCAGCCTCCGGCGTGGTCATCGAACCATTGAAGGTTCGCTCGATGGCTGTGGAGGTTGTTTTCGAAGCTGATGTGAGCTTCGTATCGATCGAGGTAGGGCTTGGAGTACTCCGTCGGTCCGCCGACTCGGGAGTCGCTATCGCAGCGATCACACCGGTACCAGTTGGGCGGGTACGGGGCGGCGAGCGTTCGCTCGGTCGAGTTTCCACAGACCCGGCAGATCACTTCTCGATCCTTCCGATCGGATGTTCGCGGACGTGCTCATCGCAGTAGTGGAGAGTCCCGGCGACGACGATTCGTCCGTCCGGGAGTCTCACGAGCTTCGCTCTAAAGTGGCGAGCTTCTTTAGCACAGATTTCGCAGATCATAAGTCAGGGAAGATGGATTTGAACCATCGATCTCGTGTTTCCGACACACGCGGATTACCGGGCTTTCCTATTCCCTGTTAGCGGGTGAATGACCAGACGAGGAGGGACACCATCGCGACGTAGGCAATCAGGAGTCCGCACCCGAGGGCGTAATCATCGCGGACGTCGCTCACGATGCTGGGTACCCCACCGTCTCGTAGTTCTCGGATATGAAGTCTTGAGCCCAGGCGAATTTATCTTCGATTCGCTGACCGTAAGGTTGCTTGATGGACCAAAGTTCGAGGTTCTCGATCCGGTTGTCTAGTCGGTCACCGTTCTTATGGTGGACAGTTTCCTTCTCTCGTAGAGTACGCCCTAAGTGCTTTTCCATCACGACTCGGTGTTCGAATACTTGTTTTGTTCCTACTCGTATTCTACGATAGTTCTTAGCTGTCGTATGCCCCCCTTTCCACGCCGGATGTTTAGGGCCTACCTGCTCGCGTCGTAGCTCTTTATGAAGGCATCCACAGCTCTGGGTATTTGCACTTCGGAGCGAGTTGCCATCAACTACTTTCTCAGCTCCACAATCGCATTTGCACAAATAGTGGTATGATCTACTTAGACTGGTGCTCGGCCGCGGCTTTAGTTCCACGACGGTTAACCGCCCGAATCGCTGTCCGACCATATCTATGGGGCATCCCATTACTTGATTACCGTGTAGGTTTCGTAGAAGCTCGCGTGAGGGCTATAGGCCAGGACTAAGGCGTCGGCCACGTCAGGAGAGCCCTGACCAAGGCGCTCTTTGGTCTTCTTCTTTGATTCTAGGACCCGCCGGCCCTTCTTGTCAAGCTCGTAGAGCGGGCTCAAGAGCTGGTCTCGAAGAGTGTTTTGGATGTCGTGAGGTACCCGAGAGATGTCGGCGTATCCGCCATCGACGATGTCCACGAAATCAAACCAGAGCTCGCTTCGTACGTCGGGATACTTTTCAGTGTCTTCTGCCAACGCCCCGAAGTTTATTCCGACGAATCGAAACCCGTCTGCCTGATCCACTACTCCGCCCCCAACTCCGGTGTCGTCGATTACCACGGGGATTTTCTTCGGGTCTTCGTGGGAGTTTACCGAGCGGACGGCGAGGTCCTTTAGTCGTTCTGCGGTCTGGCGGGTATTCCAGCCGTTATGAACTTCTATATGCGTGGTCACGAACCCCCGGCGGATCACGATTGCGGTGTAGTCGTCTCCGAATCGCCCGACGTCACAGCCAATTTGGAGCGGGAGGTGCTCGTTGAGGGCGTGCTGGGCGGCGATTAGCTTCTGCCAGAGGCCATCCGAAAAGACGGAATTAGTGCCGCCGGACGGTCGCCGTCCCAGAATACGAGCCTGAGCGACAGGTCCGAGTCGCCAACGCTCTCCGTCGAGTACGATATCGTCGGGATGGGTCGGTTCATCGAGTACAACCCGGGTTGCCCACTGTCGGAGTCGGTACTTGACTTTGTCAAGGGTGACGGCTTTCGGGAACGGGGGCGGCTCGCCTCGCAACGCCGCCAGGATGTTCGGATGTTCGAGGGCGTTGAGGCGGATCGTCTTCCAGTCTGCCGATCGCTCGGCGGTCGCGGCCGGCGAGCTGGTTAGCGTCGGGTTGTAGAGGCAGACCCACCAGTCGGCGAAGGAGTGTCCGGCGGTCCAGAACTCCAGCGGGATGCCCTCGGCCTCGTCGAAAATCAGGAGGACGTGGGCCTCGTGGCGTCCCTGGAAAGGCGTGTCGCCCTTCGCGACGAGCCCGGTCAGGAAGTGGTTCGCCGCGTCTTCTAGGTGATTCGCCCGCGGTCGCCAGCCCTTGCGTTTCGGAGCGAGCGAGCGGATTTCTCGGAAGAGAATCTGCGTGATCTGCTTGTCTGCCGGGGCGGTTGCGATCGTTAGGCCGGGGATGAAGCAGTCGTAGTGGTGCAACGCAAGGACAGCCCCCATCAGGGACTTGCCAACCTCGTTCCCGGCGGGGGCGAGGATTCGCTTGTCGATCGGCAGGCGATCGGCGATCTCGGTCTGTTGCGGCGTCAGGCGTACGGAGAGGATGTCGTTTGCGTACGCGGCGATGTTTTCTCGGTACCGATCGGCGACGACAACTGACGAATTCTGCCGCTGGGCGATAGCGGCTTGGATCGCTTTAATCCGGCTGCGGTTGCTGGAGCCGAGGATTTGTTGCAAGGCGGGTTTTCCAGATGGTGCCGAAGAGGCCGCGGGTGTCGAAGAGCGTGACTTCGGGGTTCTCGGCGAATCGGTTGATGCCGTAATCGAACGTGCGGAAGCCTTTGTCGGTGTAAATGAAGAGATGGAAGTGAGCTTGCCCCTCGGTGTACAGCCAGCCGAATTGCGGGTCCTTCTCCATGGGGCTCGGGCATTCGCCGGCCACGGCTCCGGGCGTCGCGACCTCGTGGGTAATTAGGCGGTCTGCGGCGGGGAAGGCGATTGCGAGGGCTAGGACGAATGCGATGACTTTCATAACCCGAGCTCCTTTTCCATCTTCTTCAGGGCAGCGTCCATCGAGAAGTATTCGCGGGCCTTCTCGGCGTGGGTCAGGAGGGCCGCGGCGGCGGAAACTTGGTGTTTGGTGACCTCTTCGCCTCGGGCCGCGGTTTCGAGGACGGCGATCGCTCGGCCGGCGGCGAGGTATAACTGTCGCATCGATTCGTGGTAAAGCGTTCGGGTCGAGGCGTCTAGGGATTGCCGGGTCGCTTCTTCGGCAAGGCGGGCGAGGAGTTCGGGTAGCGTCAGGCCCAGCTTTCCCGCGGCTTCCCGGAGGTTGGCGGACTCAAGGATCGCGGATTCGAGGTCCATACTTACTGTACGGGGGAATTGATGAAATGGGGGTGAGAGTCCTGGATTTTTGTTTCTCCAGATTTGAAGTCCCTTCTATCCACCCTGATAGAAAAAAATATTTTGGTTGTATAATATAATATATTATAGGGGGTATATAGGACCCTAAAACCCC